ATCATAGTTCCAGTATCCATCGCCCTTGCGAATCTTTACTTTGAAGTCTGCTCCTTGCCAGAAGTCGAAGGGGTTGATGGGGGTTTCATCTTTGAATTCTGGTTGCATTGCTGCCATAACCTTATCAAAGATTTTCTTGCCGAACTTATAGAGGAAGACTCGTCCTTCATTCTCTGGATGTGCTGGATCTTCCACAACATAGATGTTAGCATAATAGCTCAGTTTACGCTTTTGTTTACGTGCAATTTCTTTATCACTATCACTACCACTGTTCCAAAGTTGACGATTCATTTCGCCAACAGGATCCTTCTTATTGAGAGTCGTCAGACTGTTCTCAATATACCATCCACCAGGACCTTGGAACGCATGACTCCACACCTTTGCCCAGGGCAGATCTTCTCCTTCAGGAGCAGGCAGGAATCGAATAACTGCATAACCATTACCCGACTTATCCATCTCGGGTTTCCAGAGGCGCTCATCACCACTAGAACCAGATTCAGGATTAAAGATCTTTTCGACCTCTTTAGTCAGTTTCTCAAAAACAGAATTGGATTGTTTCTTGAGGGATGCAAAAGACATTAGTATTTCTCCGTATTAGTTTGTATTTGTTTGGATTGGTGGGGCGTGACCCCCTCACCCGAACCATCATATCATACCCTATTTAGGCTGCCGTGTCAAGGGACCTGAGCACGTTATCCAGGTAGACCGTCATGGAATCCAGGGACTCCGACAGGGTGTTGTACCCAAACATATTGGTGATCAAATCAATTCGATGCTTCATATCAGCAGCATCTTCATCCTCGGATGCAGACAATTGTAGTCTTGTATAAAAGATCTTCTGCTTCTCTATTAAATTTTTAGTTTTTTCGATGTGTCTAACTGCTTTTTCTTTTGGCATTTGTCCAAGCGCCTCGGCAGTTTTTTGAAGATCTACGTAAGTATCGTAAATTGATTGCAATTGTTCCTGTACGATTTCTGAATTAAAAAAGCTCATACCTTTTCTCTAACCGTTTTTAATATGATTGTCTTATATTTCTTACAATCAATCTTTAGAAAGGGAGCATACTTTATTACTTGAGTTCTAACTTGTTTCCAAACTGGGTCTGTTAATACTTGGTCGAATCGTTTGATATATCCCAGGCAATTCTCAAAAATAATTAAGGTCTCTACACTTATCTCTTTCCTCAAATAGGACGTAAGAAGAATTGGATGACGACCCTTTGAACAAGTAAATAGACTGTCAAAGTTATCTTCATAGGGAAATTCAATATTGTCTAATAGAC